GGTGATCTGGCCGAGAGATTCGCAGCCCTCTGCGATGATGACCCGAAATTTAAGGATAGATACTATTCTCCCGCGAGTGTCGGTGATAGATCTGATCACGAGTTCCACCTCTGCGCCCGGCTATGGGAAGAGGGGTTCTCCGAGTCTGAGATCAGATCTTTGATGGATTCGTCCCCCCAGGAGAAATGGAGAGAGAGGGGCGCCGACGACTACAGAGACACCACGATCAGAAGAGCTGTTCAATCAGCAGCGGCGCCGAAGGCGACCGCTTCAAAGGGGGTCCCCGAGACCGAGGGGGCGAGGCAGGTCTCCGAGGAAGAGCTCGCCTCCAGGAAGATGGACAACGGCCCAAAATTCGAGCTTAACCTGCCTGGGAACCACTATTTAACCCGCTATATCGCATACGGGCGGGACGTATCGGACGCCTACCCCGATTACTGGCTCGCTGGGGGGCTCTATCAACTGGCCGTGATCGCCGATAAGAAAATATGGATCAAGCTGAGGCAGGGGCCAGTCTATCCAAACCTCTACATCTTCATAGCCGGAAGGTCGAGCCTGAGCCGCAAGAGCACCGTCGTCGACGTCTCCGAGGCACTTCTCAATGATCACCGACCGGGGACGGCTATCAATGCGGTCCCGACGGAGTTCTCCCCGGAGGCCTTCATCGAGCACCTCGACGAGAGCCCCCATGCCCCGTGGGTCCGGGACGAGGCCGCCGGGGTCCTGTCGACCATGAGACGGGACTACATGAGGGGCTTCAAAGATTCGCTGATGCAGCTATATGATTGCCGCTCCATCCATCGAAAGCTGAGGACCAACCAGCGAAAGAAAAGTAAGACCGAGTTCATAGTGGATGACCCCTATCTCAACGTCTTGTGGGCGACAACCGATTCCTCGCTAGCGGCCAACACCGAGATCAACGACACCCTGAGCGGCTTCATGGCGAGGTTCATCTATCACTTCCCGAGGAGGCCAAAAGAGCGATGGCTTCCCCTTGAGGAGGGCGAGGCGATGAACTCCGAGCTGGAGCTCGTAGTCCGGGGCCAGTTGACAGCCATGTCGAAAAACGTCTCCGAGATGGTGAGACAACAACTCAATTTCAGTAAAGAGGCCTCTGAGTACTGGACCCAGTGGCAAAAGCAACGGGCGAGGGAGATCGAGAAGCGAGACGACGCCAACGAAATGCAGATCCATAGCCGGCTTGTGCCTTTGGTGGCTAAACTTTCGATGCTATTCGAGCTGGGGTCATCTGATTTTGATCCGGCATGGAGACGACCTATCCGGCTTGAGTACGTCGTCGAGGCCTGCAGGCTTGTGGACGAATACTACCAGCCCATGGCCATGGCCGTCTATGATATGGTAGGCCGGGACCTGGAGCGAAACATTATCGACCGGATCATAGCGTTTCTGAAGAGGCACGGTGGCGTATCTACCAAGCGAGAAATATCCCGGCATGTGAAGATCAAGGCGAAGGAACTCGACGAGTACCTCGCTACCATGACCGGGGACGGCACTATCGAGTACTGTTATATCAAGAACCCCAGGGGCGAAGCTACGATCAAGGTCGTTCTTAATGTCTCTACTGTCTATACCGTCGATAATGTCGATACTGTCAATACTGTCACTCGTAACACTGAGGATATGGAGGAGAAACGTGTTACTGAATCTGAAGATCAACCATTCTCTTGTGGGGATCATGTTACTGTAGAGGAGCCCAAATTAGGTGACAGAAATGACCCTAGGGACAGTAGTGACAGTTCCGACAGTAGTGACAGTATGCCCGCTTTGCAGACTCCAGAGCCAAAAACGGCAACTGCTATCGAAAATACGGAGCCTCCGAGGATCTTCGGGCTAAGCATCCCCTACTATCTGGACCTGGGAGGAGGCCATCCCCCCACCGTGAAAGCCCTGATGCAAGATCAGAGCTGGCCACAGGACAAGGCCGTGATGGCCATCGGGATGCTGGAGCAACATGGATATTCGAGAGAGGTTTAATTGTCCTAATCAGGACAATTAACCAAAGCTATTTATATATTGATTATCCTTATAGTACACTAATGGCTAAAGGCGGTCCTGTCGCTGAGGACGAAGAGAAGAGGATCATCGAGGCTTTGGAGTCGGGGAAGACGACCCGCCAGGTAGCCGAAGAGGTCCAGAGGTCGAAGGGAACCATAACCAACGTAGCCGCGAGAAACAACCTCGACCTGGTTGGGCGTGCCCAAAATAAAAAAGCCAATCTAATCCGGTCTTGCTACGACTCGGCGGCGAGGATCGAGCTGATCGGTGAGCTTCTCAACAAAGCAAAAGAGTTGATGAAGACCTGCAACAGTTCACGGGATCTTCAGTATCTAGCAACGGCGATAGCGATCGGCATCGATAAGCGGCGGCTGGAAGAGTCCACCGACTCATCGGCGAGGGGCGGAGAGATCCGTATTTTGTTTGAGAAGATGGGCGAGGAGGTGGAGACGTGACCTTCCAAGTCCCTGTGGGGAAACAGAGGGACTTCTGCCTTCACTCCGATGCGAGAGTCAACCTCGCCCACGGCGCTGTGAGGTCTGCGAAGACCGTCGGGGCCAACGTCCGATGGTTGCGGGCTATCCTGGAGGCGCCGCCAGAGGTCAACCTTTTGATGACCGGAAAAACTTTAACGAGTTTGGAGCGCAACGTCCTTCTGCCTATCGCCTCCCTGGTAGGCCCTCAGAACTTCGATTATAAGCGGTCCCTCAAGGTCGCCACCATCTACGGCCGCCCTGTGATGTGCGAGGGAGCCAACGATGAGAGCGCCTTCACGAAGATCGCAGGCCTCACCCTCGGCGGTGCCTACGTCGACGAGGGGAGCCTCCAGCCCGAGAGCTTCTTCAACATGCTGATAAGCCGACTCTCCGAGCCCGGATCTCAACTCTTCTTAACCACAAATCCCGGCCCCCCTGGTCACTACCTGAAGAAGCGGTGGATCGACCGAGAGGGCGAGCTCGATCTCAAGACCTGGCATTTCCAGTTGACGGATAACCCCTGGCTCGATCCTGTATACGTCGCTGAGCTGAAGCGCCAGTTCGGGCCGAGAGGCTCCCTCTTTTATCAGAGGTACATCGACGGTTTGTGGGTAGCTGCTGAGGGTGCTGTTTACCGCAACTTCAACCGTGATCTTCACTGCGTCCCCCACCTTCCCGACGGTCGGATCGAGGAGATGCGAGTTGCTGTGGACCCCGGCGCGACACATCCGACAGGATTTTTGAAAGCCTTTAGGATCGGGGCCAAATGGTACATAGGCGGAGAGTACCGGAAGGCCGACAAGTCCCCGGCTGAAATATCCAAAGATCTTAAGAAATTCCTGGCGGGGATGTACCCGACATCGATCGACGTCGACCCATCCGCCAAGGCCCACCGTCTCCAGTTCGTAGCCGATGGGATAAGTGGGGTGCAGAGCGCCGATAACGACGTCCTCAACGGGATCCAGAAGACCATCAACGCCTTCGACCAGGGCTGGCTCTACCTCGTAGGCTGCCCCATGCTGGCCGAGGAGCTGGAGGGATACAGATGGGACCCCAAAGCCACCGAGCGGGGCGAGGACGCGCCCATCAAAGAAGACGACGACCTGGTCGACACCCTTCGCTACCTGGTCAACAGGATCAGCAAGAGCCGCCGGATAACCGATTTTAGGAGATCAAGATCATGACCGTATTCACCACGCTAGATTTTCTCAAACCCGGCCAGAAGTGGCCGCCAGATAAAGACCGGCTGGCTCGATACGCAAAGAACCGGCTGCTGATGGAAGGAGACCACGATCTCGTCTTCGCCGGACTGAATGAGGACGACGCCCCTCGGATCATCAAGATGAGGGTCAACTGGTTCAAGCGCATCACGACCCTCTTCGCCGACCTGGCTGTGGGGAACCCGCCAAAGATAACCGCCGAGGACCAGGCCACGGTGGACAGGATAGCCGACGATAACGCCTTCGAGATCGCCGTTTACGATCTCTTCGCCGACCTGATCGCCTTCGGGGACGGGGTCCTCAAACCCCGATGGGATGGGAAGCGCGGGGTCATCTCTCGGATCGATCCCCGCCACTGGTTCCCGGTGGTGGACCCCGATGACGCCGGAACCTTCACGGCTCACGTCCTGGCCTGGGAAGTCCCCTTCGGCGATGACAAGTACGTCAAGGTGGAGATCCACAAGCTCGGAAAGATCGAGCACCGGCTCTTGAAGCTCACCTCCGACGGTAAGGAGATCAAAGATCCCGTCTCCCTGGACACGATCGAGCGATACGCCACCCTGAAGCCCGAGGAGGAGACCGGCGTGGCTGGCTTCCTGGTCTTCCCATTCTCCAACCTGAAGGCAGGGGACGGCGTCTTCGGGCTGGACGACTTCAAA